AGAATGTGTACCAGAAGGACTATACGGTGATTTCGATTCTGAAGAATTTGGATATAGAAAAAATAACTATGTGGGCAAAAATGAAAAGAAAAAAAATAAAAAAGTACCTCGCTTTACTAGTTATTTCAACAGGTTTATGCATTTAACTGGTTTTGTAAGAGTAAGATTAAAAGATAGAATAATAAAAAGTAAAAATGAGCCTGATAATATTAGTCCTTTAAGAGAAAACACAGGTCTAAATATAGAAAGCTGGACTCAGTTGACTTTGAATCAACAGCAATTTTTAAGAGAGTTTATACTTATTAATAAACTCAATGATTACAACGCTGTTTTTTTAGATGATAATACTCGGTATAGCTCTTTAAGTTCCAGTTTAGGGTTTGAAATTAAAGAAAAATTTCATACCTTTGGTCATGCATACAGACTACTTAATAAAATATAATACTATGACACATCCATGTTGGACTTACAGCGGTAAAATCGTAAACGAAATATCAGATATGCCTGAAGGTACTTACGGCTTTATATATCAAGTAACACATAAGCCTTCAAGTTTAAAATATATAGGAAAAAAAGTACTTTATTTTGAAAGAAATAAAAGACTTGGAAAAAGAGCTCTTCAAGCATTAAGAGAAGAGAGGAAGTCTAAAGGTATAGGAGGAAGAGTTCCTTTAAAGCAAAAGGTAATAACTGAATCTGATTGGAAGGATTATTACGGCTCACATGAAACTATAAAAAAATTAATCGCTAACCATCCCGTAGAACAGTTTGAAAGAAGAATCTTACAATATGTTAGTAATAAAAAGCAACTTACATATTTTGAATGTAAGCACCTATTTATAAATGAAGTACTAGATACCCGTAATAACTATATTAACGACAATATTCTAGGAAAGTTTTATAGTAAAGATTTTGACTTATGATAAAATTAAAAGAAATTATCGGATACCCATCATTAAAGTATCACTTAGACAATAAGCTCTCATTGCATGAGCATGTCTACCGTTACAATTCAGAAGCCTTTATACAACTATTCAAAGAAGCTAGAGAAGCTCTTAGAGACGAAGCTATTGAGTTAGATGAAACCGATAAAGAACTTTTAGAAACAACAGATATAGGAGAATACGGAGAGTATAACGGGTTAAAGGTACCTTTAGACTTACCTATGGTATCTCCAAAGTATAACCCTCTGTTTGAAATCGGATGTATGATCGACGAGATGATCGAAGATGAAAATACAATCGATGAAGCTTCTTCGATAGACCAAATGATTAACTTTGAACAAGTTAAAGAATTAGTAGAGTCTATTGGGGGTAATATAAACATGGACAAATTTAGAAAAGCAGTTTCAATACAAAACGAATCATTTGATTACAATGGTTTTGAAATGCTAAAAGCGTCAGTTGATTACATACCGGAAGCTGAATACAGAGGTAAAAAGGTTCAACTTAATAAACCTAAAAGAGGTGGAAGTAAAAAATTCTACGTCTACGTTAAGAGTAAAAAAGGAAATGTAAAAAAAGTATCTTTTGGCGATACCGGTCTTTCAGTTAAATTAAAAAAGAGGGGTGCTAGAGCTTCTTTTGCTGCTAGACATAAGTGTTCGACTAAAAAAGATAAAACTAAAGCAGGTTATTGGTCATGTAATATTGGCCGTTATTGGAAATCACTAGGTGGCGGATCAAACTTCTCAGGTTACTGGTAGACCATATTCTGAAATTAAAGAAGATGGTTATTTTTTAAGAGAGTTCTCTCACGATACTCCTTCATTTGAATTTGTATGGCATAGAGATAAAGAAGATAGGTATGTTCAAGCCATTCATGATACTGACTGGCAATTTCAGTTAGATAATCAAACACCTCAAAGATTAACAGAAAACAAACTATTTATACCAAAAGAGACATATCACCGTCTTATAAAAGGAACTGGTGATTTAAAAGTTAAAATATATAAATTATGAGATGCGATTGTAAAGTATGTAACTGCGGAACTTCTTGCGACTGCTCTTGCTGCAGCTGTTAATTATGAAATTGTCTAATATTTTACTGAATGAAGGTTACTTAGATAATTTAGCAGTAAAGCTATCTAAAAAATTTCCTCATTTAAAGTTCTTTGTAAAATTTGGAGAAAGAATAGATGTTAGAGGCTCACAGCAAGATATGGCAGATTTCGGAAATAAATACCATGGTCAAGTTCTAGGAGACTATGAAGTTTTTCATACAGATGATGATGACCAAGGTGAAATAGTAAGAATAGTAAAAAAAGATAAATTATGAAGTTATCAAAAATAATTTTAGAGAAAAGAAAAGTAGTACATCAGTCAGAAATAAATCTTTCTGAAAACGATATAAATACGTTGGCTGAAGCTATATCTTCTAAACTAGATGACTATCTCGATGTTGAGAATAAAGAACTACTTAATACTACGGTAAAAGCAGCTATAGAAGAATTAACCATCTAACTAGTTGCTTATTCGAAATAAAGTTCTTATCTTATAGTTAAGATACGGACTGGGTTATGGACTATACTTTCCTTTTAGGATCTATTGAAAATATATTGGGTAAAAGCCACAAGAGAGCAAGAAGCAACCATGCTTTTCACTGTCCTTTTTGTAATCATAGAAAACCAAAGCTAGAAATAAATATGGCAACTAACGAACATGGAAAAAATCCATGGGAGTGTTGGGTGTGTGAAACTAAAGGAACTACTATAAGATCTTTACTTTACCAACTTAAAGTACCAAAAGCTCAATCAGCTGAAATATTAAAATATTTACCTAAAGGTGCACAAATAGAATATAAAGGGATATCTATATTAAAGATACCTGATGAGTATCAGTTACTTTCATCCGCATCAGAATCATCAGTTATAGCTAACACAGTAAAAAACTATCTTTATGAACGAGGACTTTCCAACAATGATTTTATTAAATACCAAATTGGGTACTGTACATCTGGAGAGTATGGAGGACGAATTATTATTCCAAGTTATTCTGAATCCGGACAACTCAATTTTTTTATTGCGAGAGCTTATGATGGAAACTACTTCAAGTACAAAAATCCTGAAATATCTAAAGACATAGTCTTTTTTGAAAATTTAATTAACTGGAATGCTCCTATTGTTCTTTGTGAAGGAGTATTCGATGCAATGGCTATCAAACGTAATGCTGTACCTTTATTAGGTAAAAATATGGCACCATCACTATATAAAAAGTTATTAACCAGCTCTACTTCAGATATATATGTTGCTCTAGATTCTGATGCTAGAGATAGAGCTTTAAAAATATCAGAACAACTACTTAACCAAGGTAAAAAAGTTTACCTAGTAGAAATGAAAGAAAAAGATCCATCAGAAATGGGATTCTTTGCTTTTACTAAACACATACAAAATGCACAAGAGCTAGATTTATCTACTCTTATGATGCATAAACTTGACTTATGATCAAACAAGGAATGAACATTCTCAAGCAGAATGAAAAAAACAGACTAGACTTTAACCCAGAATTAAAACAAATAAACTTTCTAGATAGGAGAGTTTATAAGAGAAGCGAAGGAGTATATTACCCGTCCGTAACCACTATACTCCAATATATGCCCAAGAATAAGTTTTTCGAGTCATGGCTCAAAGACGTTGGGCATAACGCTGATCTTATTATGAGACGAGCAGGTAAAGAAGGTACTCAAGTACATGAAGCTGCTGAGAAGCTAGTAGAAGGAGAAGAGATCTCCTGGATGGATGATTACGGTAACGCTAAATACTCTCAAATAGTATGGGAGATGATATTGAAATTTGCCGAGTTTTGGAAAGAATATAAACCAGAACTAATATCATCAGAACAATTTGTATGGTCAGATAAGTACAAGTATGCCGGTACTGCAGATATTGTTTGTAAAATTAATGGAGAGGTATGGTTATTAGATCTTAAAACTTCTAACAGTATACATAAGTCATACGATCTTCAATTAGCTTCTTATGCTAAAGCTCTTAAAGAGAGTAGAGATGTAGAGATAGAAAGAACTGGTATTATATGGCTCAAAGCTAAATGTAGAGGACCTAGTAAGCAGAAAGGAGTAATGCAAGGTAAAGGTTGGAAAGTACTACAGATAGATGAAATAGAAAAGAACTTTAAACTATTTAAAAACATATACGAACTATATCAGTTAGAAAATCCTAATA